CGCCGCAGTGACCGAGCCGCCACCCAATACCACCTGCTGCTGGTAGCTCGGCTTCTCCTGGACATATCCGTTCGCACGAATGCTGAACTGCCCGGAGACAATGGCCCCGTAATTCACATTGACGCTGAAGCCGCTGACAATCGCGCCTGAGTAAGTTTGGCCGTACTCGTCTGAGCCGTCGAGAACATCCTCGTACGCCTTTGCCATCGTCACTGAATTGATCGTGGTGCCGATGTCGACGTAGGCCGGCCGCCGCGATACTGCGCCGGTCAGATTCGCCTGATTCTTCTGGCAGGATACGACCAGGTTGTCCGCATCGGTGATCTCGATGACCTGGAAGAAGTAATCCACGCTGCTGGCGGTCACTTTCAGGACATCGCCCACAGCCAGACCAGTGCCGACACCCGTGCCGGCGAGATCGCCTTGATGGGGATCTGAGCCATCGATGGTGAATGACACGCTGGACACGTCCGAGGTGGCCGACTGCCATGCGCTCATCATTCCCAGCGACAGGAACTTGTCGAAGAATGTATTGCGGGCCAGCTCGAAGGCAATATCGCCGCCCGACTCAAGTCCCACAAGCACCTGGCCGCCAGACATCCTGTCGGTGCGTATCGCGCCGCTTTCGACCGTCTCAGGCGTGCCAGACAGCGACTCGCTGTTGAATCGGATATTCTGGATTGTGATGGCGCCAGCCGGGTCCGGCGTAACGCCATAGACCGACTCAGCGACGTACGTGACGCTGACAGAGTTACTTGATGACATGCTGATCTCCTATCCGAAGGAATACATTGAGTAATACAGAAGCGAGGCAATGCCCCGGAATTTGCCGGCCGCATCGATGGGGCTTGTGGCGTGTTTGAATGGCTCGGATGACTCGACAATGATGTCGCCAAACCGTTTGCCGCGGAGCTGAAGCCGCATGGTCTCGGCCTTGGCAAGCACCGCAGATCCCGAGAAGCCCGTCGGCCTCAGCCAATGGATCGCGACGGTTCCCGTCTCTTCAAAGCCCAGGCTGCTTGGCGCACCGATTGAGGCGATGCGCTCGCTCGATGTCGCAAAGTCCACCAGCACGCATTCCGCATCGTCATTCAACGGTAGCGAGCTAATGTCGACGTAGTTGCCCAGGTCGTAGACTTTCACCGGCGCCGCCAGAGCCTCTATCTGCGCCAACAGCGCAGCCATCACCGAGGGCGTACTCATCCGCGCACCGTCACTTCAGTAGCTATGCGCTTATCGCCAATCATCCGCGCATAGGGGTCGCAGTGGATGACCGAGTGCGAGCGGCCATCAAACTCAATGCGATCCCTCGTCTCCAACCGCATAGGAACACCCTCGGGCCAGTTTGTGCTGCTGATAATCAGCTTGATATCGCCCTGGCGGATCGTGGAGCCAGGTACCAGGTCTCTCTCGGTCAGAGAACCAAACACAGCGCGGCTGCAATAGTCGGTGAAGCCGGTGCCGGTGTTGATCTTGATCGTGACGACACGCCCCCGGGCCGCATCCATGCGGTCGTGGGCCTGTTGGTAGGCGGAGGGGTAGAACATCAGATTCGAGACCTGCGATACATATTGAGGATCTGAACAGCCGCCGCCGGAATGACGCCAACCGAAGACGCCCCGGGCGCATCAATCTGGTAGTCAACACTCCCGATACCGACGATGTTCTCGCGCTGAATCCTGCCCATTGATGGGGCCCCGGCGCCTGTTTTGGACTCCAGCACCGCGGCGACATCTCGCACTGCCAGCATCAGGTCGTAGGGGAGCGTCGTAAATCCGGCCGGGTACGTCACGGTCAAAACTTGTCCTTCTACCTCGTAGCTCCCGGTCGTGCTCTGGAGCTTCGCGTAGGCGTCCTGGGCGATGATTTCCCAGTTTGCGCTGACATCCGTGCCATCCAGATCAGCCGAAACCAACTCGCCAGCATTCCTGAATCTCAGTATCTTCGGAAACTTCGCGTAAGCCAGTCGCTCGGCTACGTTCCTGCGATCCAGCACGTCATCGAGGTAGGTCTCGCAGATGCTGATTGCGCCATTGATGTACGCGTTCAGCTCCACGTCTCTGGACGTATCAAGAACCTCGATACCCAGCAGAGACTTCAGCAATGCCAGAATTTCGGCCTTGTTATCCATTCGATGCGTCTTTCTGCTTGCGCGGTGACTTGGCTTGGGCAGGCTCTGCCTGTCCGCTCTCAATCAGCCGACGCTCAAATTCTTTATCCAGCGTGGTAACAATTTCGCCAGGCACATGGCTGAATCCAGTGCCATCGGGCGAAACACCCGCCAATGAAACGAGTAGTTTGATCATGGGAAAAAACAGGGGGAGGTTGCCCTCCCCCTCTCCGTTAGGATGCCGCTTGGACGAGATGCTTGAGGCCGGTTGCATCGACGGTCTTGCCGTCCATGCGCTTGTAGGCACGGAAGCCCACCTGACCATTGGCTGCATACAGCTCGTTCAGACGCTGCATAGTCATGCCCGCACGGTCCGCGACGTAGTAGCCAGACATATCGCCAAAGACGATAGTCTTCGCTCCCGCGGCGGGAGTCGGCATAGCCTGAGAGACCACAACCGGACGACCGAGGATCAGGTCTGGCTGGCCCGCCTGAAGACCCGGCTGCCACAGGTACTGGCTGTCGCCGTCCTTGAGCTTACGGATCAGCTTGGCAGTGGCATCGTTCATCAGCCATGCAACAGAGCTGCCGTTGCGGTACTGACGCGGAACGGCGTGGAACAGGTCAATCAGCTCGTCAGAGGTGATCGCTGCAACACCGGTGGCAGTAACACCAGCGCCAGAACCGCCAACAATGCCAGTCGGCTTGCCGGAACCATTGCCGTTAACAAACGCAGCCTCTTCAGCCAAGCCGAATCGCTTGCCGAAGTTACGCGCAAGGTAGGCCTGCACATCAAAGAACGCGTCCTGAAGAAGCTCTTCAGAGACCTTGATGATGGTGCCAATCTTGTGCGCGCCCAGGACAACCTGACCGAATGCAGCGTCTGACTCCGTGTAGGCAGCCTCTTCTGCGGTCCACGTCGCCGTACCCAGCGAAGTCTCAACCGGGATGTTTCGGTCTGATGCCGTGTTAACCACGGTCACAAACTGGCGCATCTGGTTGATGTCTTGCAGATACTCAACGAGCGTGGTCTCGAACTCTTCCGGCGTGATAAAACCACCCTCTGAGTCCGTGCCAACCTGCAAAGCATTCAGCACGTCGTAGCTGAGACCGTTGCGGCCTTTGCGGGCGTACTCATCAAACGCATTGCGATAAGCGGATGATGCGAACGCTCGGGCAGGCTTGTCGCCGTCACTGTGAGTAACAGAAGGACGCGGCGCCGCATTACGGACATCATCAAGTGCGCTCAATGCGCCATTGACTCGCTCCATGCGATCAGCCATCTGCTTGAGCGAGTCGGCATCGGCATTCATCGCGTCAAACTTCGCGCTCTCTTCAGCGTTCAGATCGCGACCTTCGGCAGCTGCTGCATCCAGCATTGCCTTCATTTCATGGATGATTTCGCCGCGACGTTGCAGCGCATCCTGTGGATTCTTAAACATAGCTCGATCCTCCAAAGCTAATTGGATATAAAAAGTTGAGGTAGGTTGATGTTTTGGGGCGGCTGCCCCGGTTTAGAAAATCGTGTACTTGCGACGAAGAACAATCCCTGAAAGGTCTGCCTTCGGCTCTGGTGCCTTGTTTATCCAGGGACGCTCGACGGAATTCGCCACGGCGTAGGATTCGGTGAGCGATGACGCAAAGCCCATCGTGATCGCCTCATCTGCCGACATCCAGGTCTCATCGTCCATCATGGCCGATATCTCTTCGACACTAAGTCCTTCAGCCTTCGACTGGTAGGCAATGACGATGCTGTCCTTGATCTTCTCAAGCGCCTGCGCCGTCTTGATCATCTCTTCGGCATCGCCAACAGCCATCGTCCACGGGTTGTGGATCATCATGATGGCTGTCTCGCCCATCACAATCGTATCGCCCGCCATCGCAATGACCGACGCGGCCGAGGCAGCCAAGCCATCCACGTGGATGGTGACATCGCCCTGGTGAGCTTTCAGCAGACTGTAGATGGCGAATCCGTCAAACACTGACCCGCCGGGCGAATTGATGCGGACAGTCACATCGCCCTGCATGCTGGCGAGATTCTTCTGGACGTCTACCGCCCGAACGCTCTCACCCCATATTGACTCACCAATGTCTCCATAGATGATGATTTCATTCATTGCAGTAGCCTCGTATGTCTTCGATAGTGGTCTGTGACGCAATGTGCGCCGCCTCAAGTGGCGTCGTGGCCGTGTTCATGCGGTCTGCACGCTTGACTGCATAACCACTGAACGATCGACCCAGCCTCTCAGAGAGCACCTTTTCGCGCCGTTGCAGGTACTTGGCCGCCCAGGACACAAAATCGCCCATATCAAGATTTCCGGCACTGAGCCGGAGTGCCCTGTTTTCCGCCTCAGCCAGTTCTTCGGTGGGGTCTCCTTCGGGCTCAGATTCACCAGCGGAGCCCATATTCAGCGGCACCATGAAATCATCGAGGCCGTCTTCGCGGTTGAAGTTCTCCAGGCGGCGAACCTCGTTTCTGCTCATCCATCCGTTCGTAATTGCGGAGGAATAGGCCTCGTAGCGGGTTTTGATGTCACCACGCAGCAGGCCCTCAACCGTATGCTGAACGTAAATACCGCGGCGGCGCTCGGACTCACCCAACAAGTCCCGGGCCATCGTCTGCTCAAGCCGCACCAGCCAGGGGCGGATGGTCTGCGTCACAAACTCAATCGACTGGTGCTCGATGTTGCTGAAGGTGGCACGATCAAGATCCCCGACCATGTGCGGCGGAACGCGGAACCAGCGGGCAATCTCAGCCACCTGCGCCTTACGGCTCTCAAGGAATTGAGCGTCTGCATTGCTCATGCCAATGGCTTTGGCCTTCATGCCTGATTCAAGAATCAGAGGCTTGCCGGCGTTGCGCCATCCGGCGTAGTTCTCTGCCCACTGCCCGCGCAAATGATCTATCTGCTCTTCACTCAGTTTGTGATCGAACTCAAGCGTCGTGTTTGATTGCGCGCCGTTGGCAAATATGCGGTTTGCGCTGCGCTCCATTGACAAGGAGAGCCCAAGCGTCTCCCGCGCCAGCGCAATCGGAGAAAGTCCTGTAACGCCATCTGAACCAAGCCCCGCAACGCGCCAGATGCTGCTTTCAGTCCAGCTGCCCTCGTTGTTGGGCTCGTCATACTGGAATATCAGCCGCTGCGCACCGTCCCGAGACACCAGCATATAGCCTGGCTTTAGAGGTGTGATAGCCGCAACTCCGCCCCGATTTGAGCGCGCAACATGGCAATAGGCATTCCCTCGAAGCCCGAGCGACGTCATTACGAACTCTCGGGTCTCCATTGCCGTCTGCTCGCCGTTACTGGTAACAGACAGCAGGTAGTTGAGAGGATGAGACTCCACCATGACACGGGAGCCGTTCTGCCTCTCATAGACATGCACAGGCAAGCTGGCAATGGTTTCAGCGATGATTCGCACGCACGCGTAAACCGTACCGATTCTGAGTGCCGACATCGGATCGACGTTGACTGTCGTGCCGGATTCTCCAATCAGCTCGGTCTGCCGGGCA